CCGCTCCCGTAAAAACGGGAGCGTTTTTTTTTATGCTTTTATTGCTCAAATTGTGCAATATGTATATTATAATTCTTTTTAAAAAATATAGATTGTTGAAAATAACTCCTAAAAAACTACTTTTTGTTTCGTATATATAGAGCAAACAACAAACAACAAACAGACAACACCGCAAACAAGCGGTAAACATTTGTTAGTTATTTGTAATTGCAAAAACGATATCACGCAAGACACACCGATTTTGCGGTACAATGATTTGAAATGAAGGTTTTGAGTCGTACTGCGGAACTCGAAAAGGTCTTGAATTTCGTTTCGGATAAGCGTGAGAGCGTGCCGAGCGGCGTATCGTTTGCCCACCTGTGGGGCTGCACCAAAAATGCAGTCACAGAGCGGAACATTCCGCTTAAGGGCGATGGAGCTTCGTGGAAGCCGAAGCAGATTGTTGAATGGTGGCGTCGTTGCATCCAGATTGTAACGGGTAGTTTCGCTGTAATGAAACAGTGCAGACTTGAGTAAACAAGGAAGATGGCTGAAATCTTCGCTAAACCGCTTGAAGTGAACAAGTGTCGTAATATCCAAATCACAACAATAATAACTATTAAAGGCTCTTGGCTAACCTGAGCAAGTCCGTTTCAGATCTGAGGCGGGCGACTTGTATTCTGCTCAAGACCTTGAGTGTCGGGTGACAAAGATACCTTCATATCTGCCTTGAGCCTTTTAATATACATACTTGTTTTCTATCATTCTGCAAAGCACACATCTGAGGTAATGGCTTGGTCTGTTGCCTGAGCTGTGTGCTTTGTTGCACACGAATTTTAATAAGGAGTGTTCAAAATGAAAATGACAGAAACTGAAGTAATGGTAAAAGAAATCGTAGGAACAAAAACGATATCACGCAAGACCTCATCTGATGGGCTTGACAGCAAGCTTGCTGCTCTTGAAAAAGCTACAAAAGTATTGCAGACAGCCGCTGAGAGTGAAAACTTGGCTGAGTTTGCAAAAGCAAATGAGGATGCTAAAGATGCTCAGGATGATTACAACAATTATTTCACAAAATACTGCTTTGAGAATTTTCTTGAGGCTGAGCATCCGGCATTTGAAGTGTTAAAAGCAGGCTTCCTTGATTATAAATCAATCAAGGGTGAGGCAACGCTGGGGGCAGTTACATATAGTGTTGTAACTGTATCTAAGCAGATTAACTTTTTGGCATTCAATGCAGAAGCTCGTTGTTTCGGCAATAAGCTCGGCAAAGCAGCAACACTGCTTGCTTACTATGTGAGTCTATACAAGACCACACAGGTCGCTAATGGTAAAAACATCATTAGCGGGTTCAATCACGCTTATCAGTCTTCAAAAAGGGCTGTGGCACAGGATCAGCTCTTGAGCAAAGTGCCATCTAAAACTTTGCTCAAGAAGGCTTTGCAGGATGTTATCGATGAGCTTTGGTTTGTCGATAATGGCAAAAACGAGAATAAGTATGTAGTAACAACTCAGTGGTGTAATTTTATGCTGGACTTTATTGTTACAGCAAGAATGACCAAAACTGAGGCTTTTTATCAGACCGCCTCACCTGAGAAGGTTGTACAGGCTTGTGCAAACTTGATGCACAAGCTTATCAACCGCTATGACATCTCAATCAAAGTCGAGGATAAAACTGTTCCGACTGTTGAATTGACTGCTCAGGATGAAAATAAGGATGAGACTGAACAGAAGTAATATCTAAGTACACTCGTTTAGCGGTTGCGAGTCAAAACAAAACCGCTGCCAAAGCGTATGCTTATTTTTAAGGAGGTTATTAAACGATGGAAATAATGAACAACAATACTCTTACAGTTGCAGCCGGTTTAATAAAAGGAAGGCATAAAATGCCTGTTGAGCGTTACATCTTCGATCAACCAATTGATGATGTAATGGATTTCGCTTCAATTCGTAAAACGATTGAGGACTTCATCGAAAATGTCGTAGATGTTCGCACCCACTACGGCGTAGGGATTAACCAAGCAGACAATAATGATGTCTGCTTATACGAAGGCAAGCACGATCTTATCTGTTATGTAACCGGACTGACCTCGGTGACGGCGGAGTTGGTTAGGGTTTGTATGAGAAACGGCGTGCATTTAACCTTAATGCACTATAATACCGCTGATAACTGCTACTATCCTCAGCGGATTTATTAAGGAGGGAAACTATGCGTCCACAAAAACATAATAAATTGACTAACCTTGAGCTTGCTATAATGACAGTAGGCTATTGTTTAGCAGGAGCTCTAAGTTTGACTGGCTTGTACTGGTCTTGCAAACTGTTAGTCTTAATTGCACCATAGGAGGGATACCGAGATGGGAGTTGTATGGGTGGAAAATTATGCGTATGAATATGCTGCTAAGTTTCTTCATGACAAAGAAGTGACTTTTGAAGCCACTCGTCCCGATAGAGGCTCAAGCAGAGTAAGGCTTGAATTTCCGAAGCTATCTCAGAAAATGTCTGAGTTACTTATGACTAAGATTTGCCATAAGTCAAGACAGTACGCAAAACTCGAATAGAAAGTATGTTCGCTTGAACACTCGTGTAAAAAATGGTAGAATATTCCTGAAGCGTGATTGTATCACGGCAAGATAAACGATGTTTGTCATTAAAAGAGAGGAAGGAATATGATTGCCAGAAAATAAAGACAATAGTGCGATGAACGCTCATGAGACTCACGAGAAAATGCTCAAAATGTTACAAGAGGCAGGAGAACAAAATCCGGATTGTCCAGAAGGACAATTTTTACTCAATTGTCTTACGGGTATGAACGAGGCACGAAGCAAAGCCAAGGCGAGAGTGGTTGATCCAGTTAGTATAAAACAAATCAATGGATTAAAAAAACTGTTTGAAAACATGGATGGAGTTGATGTAGAAGTCACCGTCGATGCGTTTCGTGATTGTTTTATGTTTACCGTTGACTCAAGCCATATTATTACGCTTGATGCGGAGCAAATTGCAAATTTTTATCCGTTATTGGAACACTCCACTAATTTTTATGCTGGATATGATGAAGTCACAGAAACCCATTGTATTGAGATTGATTTTCCGCACTATGTGTACGAGTGGTAACTCGTTTGGCGGTTGCGAGTCAAAACAAAACCGCTACCATAAAATCACTCTTTTATCAGAGTGACAAAAAGTAAATATAAACCAATTAAGTGTATGCGATAGATTTTTGCATACACTTTTCTTTTACCTAAAAAGAGGTGGTTAGAGTGTACGAGAGTATCAAAACAATACAAGATATTCGTGATGAACATATTGATGTATTGAGGGATTTCGGTGTAAAGGTTACATCTCAGATTGTGCGAACAATCGAAACCAAGACAACCGAAATTGCGATTGAAAATTACTGTCGTATTTTAATAATTAAACGATTAGAACAGGAGGAATAGCTTCTTATGCTAAAGGTTGGAGATAAGGTTAAAATACTTCCAACAATACTGTCAAACTATCCTAATTTTCCGTATGTAGGGGTAGTAGGCAGAGTTTGTGCTATTGACAACGATAATGATTCGATAGCTGTTGAGTTTTCGCATCCTAATGAGTATTTTCATAACTGTGACGGGAAGTCTGGGCAGTATTCTGGCTGGTATTGTTGTAGGAAAGAGTTGGAATTTATACCTGATGATAATTTGCCAGATATTTGGGAATATATCTAACATATAAACAATTTTAGGGAGGTTATAAAGTAAATTATGTTGATGACAAAACACAATATCACAGTAGAAGGAGATTACAAAAATGGCAGGCAGAACTATTAGTAAGGAACTAAAAGCCCAGATTGTGTCGGCTTATAGACAAGGCGAAAAAATGAAAAACATAGCTGAATTGTATGGGGTATCATATCCCACTGTTTCTAAATTAGTCAGAGCATCGGTTAATTCATCTGTTAGTCTTGTAGGCATTAAAAAGGCGTGTCCTAAGTGCGGCAAAGATAAACACGAAGTGGGTTCATATTATTGCTCACATTGTGGAGCAAACATTATGACAGAAGATCAAAAGTTGTCAAGAGAACTTGACAATATCGCAAAAACAATTCGTTTTTGTTTGCCACAAGCAAAAGAATCCGATAGAGAGAAGATTGATAATTATGTTGCAGTTTTAAAAGAGGCAGCATTAAGAGTAGGAGGTGAGGGGTGATATGACGGTAATTACAAAGAATGGTCACTTTGAAGTTATTGATGAGCATGGCAATGTGTTGTGTTCGGGTGACACCGAAACAGAAGCTGTTGAAGCGTATGAAGAAATAGGATTTGAATAATGTAACATTTGCTTGCTTTATTAAATAAAGCCGCCTTACTTAAAGTAAGGTGTTAGAAAAGGTTAGAGAGAAGAACGGGATACAGGCTGAAGGCGAGTCGGTGGTGGACAGCTCTGACACAGGATACCGTCAGGAAACTAAAGCTCTTACACAGAAAAGGACTGTTTCCGAGACCAAACCCAAACGGAAAAAGCACATAAAAAGATTACTTTAGTACTCGATAAGAGCATAGAACCAAAACTGTTAGCCAGCAAAGAGCTTAATTTACAGATTCTTCGCAAGCTCCATCTTTATTTAAGAAATGTTACAGCACCCCTTTAGATAGGGGTGAGCGGTTACAAAACTACTACCTCCTCGTGGTGTAACTGGGTAATGCTAAAGTAGAAATAAATTAAAGTGCCATACGAGGCAGAAAGGAGTCACAAAATGACTGTAAAAACATTAAACAATGTGATGGTTATTGAAGCCAACTTTTCAATGGAGGAACTTTTTAAAGTTTACAAACACAAGCCAGATGTATTGTCATTAAAGGATGATGATGGCAATATGCTTTTCGCTGTAAAGCCAAGCGAACACAGAGAGAGTTTTAGCGATTGCGGAATTTCTTTTGTAAGTAATTCTTACACAGCGTCAAAGGCATCAATTACAATTCCTCTCCCATCAGAAGCTGCCAACAACACAAAGGTGTGGATTGCAGAAAACTTTGGTTCAATTCTGACAAATCTTGAACAGATTGAAAGAAATGTATCGGAAGCATGTATTGATATTGATGCAAACATTGCAAAAATTGTCGGCTCAATTGTAACAGCGTAAACAAGGAGGAAATAATAATGAAAAGCATTAAAGTTCAGAACAATCTTAAGTCAAAAACAATCATTGGCAACCCAGACGAAATGACAGTTCAGCAGGCTTTCAATGAAGCCCAGCTCGAAATGGGTAATGGCATTCTCAATCTTAACGGCGTTGTGGTATCTGCACAGGATGTCAACAGAACGCTGTCTGACATTGTTGGCGCAAGAGATACATACATTCTTGCATCAGTTGTCAAAGCCGATTGTGCATAATTTGATTTGAAACAAGGGAGAGCATGCTCTCCCTTTGGCATTTGCATTGTCGCAAGACTGCTTTACTTAAAGTAAAGTATCAGAAAGGTTAGAAGCAGAGGAGTCACCCGGCACGAGATGCTGCTGGAGGCGACGTGAATGAAATGCACGGTGATGAAAACGAGTAGAGGCGACTATCTCTCAAACTCAAGGGTTACAACTGAAAGGAGCTTACGAATCCATGATTTGCCGCTGAAATCGCCACATCAAAGCTATAATTACATCAAGAATCCCAATGACCAAGCTTCCTGCAGGCGTCTTCTCACTGCTACAATTGTATTTAGAAATGCCAAAATCTAAGGAGGAATAGAAATGGATTTAATTACAAATTTACACACACGGAGTTGTTTTGATAGCCGTCTTACATTTGGAGATGATTGCCCTAAGATAATCGAAACATTTGTCAAATGTGTTTATGAACCTTATTACACTAAGAACGGTGATTTGCCATCTGTATTTTTTGGTTGTGTTTCCGGCGCACGGGCACCACAGAGAGCCGCAACAGACAAAGCTGTTTATATATGGTATAACGACATAGAACCCACTATAGAGGGAATTAATAAGAAATTTAACTGTAGTGTGGAATCGTATGAGAATTATGATAAGTATTGTGAATCAACCTATAATAAATCAAAAGGATGGGTTGGTGACAATCAGTATATTTTTTGGGTAGATCCGTTTAATAAACAACTTATAGAATACACGATAGCTGTTTTCCTTATTCCACTGTTTGACTTTGTTTGCACAGCAAAAGAGATCAAAAACAAATTCAAACCAATTGTTGATGAAATAAGCCAAGGTTTAGATGATAAATTGTTCGACTTAGCCGAGAAAATTTCAGAAGAAAAAGGATTATCGAAGGTTGTGTTAAATGCTCAAATTACCGATCTTGCACAATATAAAAAGAAACGCAATCTTGATCGACTACACGCAAGGATTAAGGATTATGAATCGGATTATAGACATCATGCAGCATATGTAGCAGAGGTTTACGAAAAGTTGTTGGATTGCAAAAAACAATTATCACTATACAATGACAATGATAATGATAATGCTGCATTGATAGATATGCTTACAAACAACAGTGCGATTTCTAATGTGAAAATTAATGGAGGAGACCTTGAGTTTGTAGTATGCAACCCGATTACTCAGTATGATGAAGATGCTTTTGCCGAAATATTAAAATCAGAAAATTCCACTATTAATAATATGCCAAGCGTAAGTAAGGATGTTTTATGTTGGATGGTTGATGGCAGAATTGATCTATTAACCGAATGTGGAATCGGTATAAGTCTTGATAACAATTCTTTTGATGCTTACGAGACATATATATACGGTTATATGCCTCATCCTCATTTGGCTTTATTTGATTGCTTTGGAGGTTTTAGAATAGATATCGCAACTGCATTAGCAGAAGGCAATATCTGCTATGCAATACAGCTTATTCTTACTGCGTCACAAAATTTGAATTTTATGGATTCTACGGTGATGCATAGGTTGGGAGCTCTGCTCAATGAGGCAGACTACTCGTGTATTATGGATAAGGAGTCTGGAGAAGTTATGACAGTAAACGAATGGAACGAAAGGAGAAAATAAAATGCAACTTTTAAAGATACCGACAGGTATGGAAACACCTACAATATCTTTCACTCCATTAGCTTTTGCCAAAATGATGATGCTTGTTGAGGTAAATGACAAAGAGGTGGGGTGGCATGGTACAGTCGAAAGGCAAAACAACAACTTTGTTATTACTGATATCTTTGTATATCCTCAAGTAGTTACTCCAACAACCGTTGAGCCTTCTCAGGAAGAGTATAACGAATGGCAGACTGAGTTGCCAGATGATATACATAACAGTCTTAGATTTCACGGGCATTCTCATGTAAATATGGGAACATCGGCATCATCTGTTGATACAAAATTTCAGCAAGGCATCGTGAAAATGATTGATAATACTGATTTTTATATCTTTATGATTATAAATAAAAAAGGTGATTTTAATATATATCTTTATGATGGTGTGCTTAATTTAGCATATAAGTCTACAAGTAAGGATACTCAGCCTGAGATAACATTAAACACAAATAATATTCAGTCGTTTGGAAAAATACTTTGTGTTTCACCTGAAGTTTACGATACATTGATGTCTTTCAAGGAAGAATTAAACGATATGGTTACAGAACCAAAACGAGTATCGTATTCGTATTATGAATATCCTTACAACTACGGTAATACGGGTGTAAAAAGCCAGAGTTCTATTGAACTATCTATTGGAGAAATTCAAGATATATTCGGTGTTCCTTATTTGGACGCCAAAGATGTACATGATGAGTTGAGTGATCTTGTACATAAAGGAGCGATAACTAACGATAGGAAATCATTGATTGAACAGGCAAGTTTGTATATATATTAAGGAGGTCTTACGGAATGGATTTAAGTAAATTAGGAGATATTAACCCATATCAGAAGGAGTTGTCAACCACTATACATATAATTGGATGTGGGAGCGTAGGTAGTACGCAGGCAGAGCTTCTTGCAAGATATGGCTTTTGTAAGTTTAAATTATATGATTTTGATTTCGTTGAAAGTAAAAATCTTTGCAACCAGATGTTTTTTAATTGTGATTTAAACCACAACAAAGCAGAGTCGTTAAAAAACATCTTGCTTTCCGTTAATCCTGATATCGAAGTTCAGATGTTTGAGCAAGGCTATATTAATCAGCGACTTAACGGAATCGTAATTCTTTGTGCTGACAATATTGATTTGTGCAGAAATATTTGCAAGCAGAATAGACTTAATCCATACATAAAGGTAATGTTGAATTACCGTACTGCAAGATACGATGCACAGCACTATGCGGTAGAGTGGAGAGATAAACCAAGTGTGGATAATTTGATTAAAACAATGAATTTCACACATGAAGAAGCAAAAGCCGAAACTCCAGTGTCAGCATGTGGAGTAGAGATTGGTGAATCTATTGTTGTAAGAGATATTGTACTTAAAGGTACAACAAATCTGTTTAAATGGATTACCGAAAGAAAATTAAGCCCTTTGATTATTTCTTCTCCATATAAATTTGACACGGTAGTAATGTAAAGGAGGGACAATTATGTGCTACTATGTGTGTTTGCCAAAAACCGAATCGAAGCCTAACATTTGGAGTTGGCTTGAAGGAGATATACACTCTCCGCAGTGGTTATGGGGTACTAAATCTGCGGCAGCCACAGTAACTCGCAGAGTTGATTTTATACCTGTGAGTGCAAAAGAAAAATACAATGTCAATTTGATTGTTGGCACATTGGATGCCTTTAATAAAAAATGGAGTTATCTTGGGCAAGAAATTGAAAAACATTATTCTCATTTCTATATTCCAAAAAAGAAATTAGATGAATATGGCAGAGTTAAATGGAGAGAAATCTGTGCTCCGGATGATGAATTATCTGAAGCATTGAAAGACTTAAAAGAGATTTTCGAGACTGCGGGTGTTTCATTACATCATACCAACGCATACGCTTATGTTCGACATAGAACAGCCTCGGATGCAGTTTCCAAGCATCAGTATAACCATAGTCGCTGGTGGATAACAACTGATTTTCAAAACTTTTTTGGTAATACTACCAAAGAGTTTCTTATGTCTATGATGGCACAAATATTTCCATTTAGTGCAGTTATTGAACGAGATTTTGGAAAAGAGTGTTTAAGCAGGGCATTAGATTTATGTTTTCTTAATGGGGGCTTGCCACAAGGAACTCCAATCAGTCCAATGCTTACTAATATTATGATGATACCATTTGACTACATAATGACAAAAAAGTGTCGTGAAAAAGACTATATATATACCCGATATAGCGATGATATACAAGTTTCACACCGCAGAAAGTTTAATCCAGATGAAGTTCTTGGATTCATCCACGAAACACTAACTCAAATTCACGCTCCGTTTACAATTGAGAAAGAAAAAACAAAGTTTAAAAGTGGAAATCAGTTCGTATTAGGTGTTATGTATAATCAAAATTGCGACATTACAGTCGGTCATAAGAATAAAAAAGAGTTCAAAGCTACATTATTTAATTATATGTGTGATAGGCTAAGCGGTCAAGTTTGGGCGTTGCCACAACTCCAACAAATGATGGGTAAATATGCATATTACTCAATGATTGAAAAAGAGTATTTTGAAAATGTAATGAAGGAGTATTCTCGTAAATTTAAGCAGGATGTTATGAAATGTATCAAAGCAGACTTGCGTAGATGCTAATAACATCTGGTGGGATTTTATTAAATTCTTAATGAAAATTCATTGCAAGTTTTTCGGAAACCATTTTGCTTGCAAATATATTGAGCAGTCGCCAAGCGGTTAAGGCACTGGACTTTGACTCCAGTATCGTGGGTTCAATTCCCACCTGCTCAGCCAAACGGTATTGTGTAGCTTTATAACCTTGCGGTTCAAAATAAAAATCTACTGTTATTGTAGAAAGACTTTATACTGATCAGTTACTCAGTTTGGCGTTGAATGGAATGGTAGTGTCCCTTGACTGTTGTTCCGTCAGCCTTCAATCTACACAATACCGAATATGACACAGTAGTCCAACGACAGAGACAGCAGACTTAAAATTTGCAAAGTGAGAGTTCAAATCTCTTCTGTGTCACCATATGGACTGTTAGCTCAACAGGTTAGAGCGTCAAACTCATAATTTGAGGGTACAGGGTTCGACTCCCTGACAGTCCACCATTTACAAGTGAGTGCAATCGGCACAAACTCATTTTGTAACCTCCTTGACGCATGACGGATAAGCGTCACCATAACGGTCTGTGGTTGTTCATTAGAATGAACTGAGTCCGTCCAAATAAAAGAAAGGAAAGAATCCAATGAAGAGGTTAAAAGCTGAACTACATAGAATGCGATTCTGGATAAGTGCAATATCAATTTCCATTACAATTCCGTTGTTTATAATCGCTCGATTAGGAGCAGTGAATGAACGGAAATCAGAAATGCTCGGTGGCGAATTGTTGATTTTGTTCATTCCATTCATTGCAAATATGATATACATAAACATTAAAGATACAATCATTGAGCATCGCAGAATGACGATGATTCTCAAAAGGAAGAAAGTTCCAAAGCCCACAATTGTGGTTAAAAATATTAAGAGTATAAAAGAGAATAATACGAAGGATGTGATTGATAACGTCCATAGAGAAAAACCAACTTTTTAAAGTTGGAGATAAAGTTAAAATACTTCCGACAATACTTGCAGTCTATCCTGATTTTCCGTATGTAGGAGCAGCAGGTAGAGTATGTACCGTGACAGGCAATGGTACTCAGATAGGTGTTGAGTTTTCGTGTCCTCGCAGTTACTTACACGATTGTAACGGAGCATCTAAGCAGGATTCTGGCTGGTGGTGTCTTAGGAGCTATTTGGAGTTTATACCTGATAATTTGCCAGATATTTGGGAGTATATTAAATAAAAGTGAGGTTTTATTGGAGTTTAACTGAGAAAAACCACGAATAAATTCAACATTTAAACAAGATAGTATAGAGGTGTAAAATATGATTGATTGTTCAAAAACTGAAAATTATTTTATTGAAAAAAAGAGAATGTTGAAAGCAACAGAATCAACAGTATGCAGAGTGGGATGTGCCAAATGCCCCTTAAGTGCTGGTAATAACAATAAAGGAATATGCTGCACAGATTTTGAAGTGCTTTATTCCGAAAAAGCAATTGCAATCGTTCAGAAATGGAGCAATGCACATCCGCAGAAGACTTATTTGAGTGAGCTTTTGAAAATCTTTCCAAACACTCCACTTAAGGATGATGGAACTCCTAAAGGTATATGTCTGTATGAATTAGGGGTGACGAGTTTAGATAATTGCGAAGTAGACAATGCGTGTGCTAAATGCTGGAATCAGCCTATTAAGGACGGTAAAAAATGAACGGAACAACCCTCGGTAAATATTATGATTTTTATGCCATTGATGAATATTATTGTGAAGACGATGAAGTTTTACCAAGACCTCTCAAAGTTATCGGCAAACCTTGTGGAGTAAAAATTTATAAAAAGCACATATACTTTCATTGCCGAAGTATGTTGAGATAATTAGTTTTAATGGAAGTTAAGGAAAGGAGGATTAAATAATGGCAAAATTTGCGATAACTTATGAAAATGAAACAATCAAATATGAGCTTACTTTTAAAGACAAAGTGTATGACTTTACAATGTATAAGTATGAAGATGATTGCGGTATACACGGTATGCACTCTGATAAACAATTGTTTAGCTATCAGTTGGAAAACGATGGTGTTGACACTTCTATGTTAGATTGGGATATAGATAATGTAGTGTTTTCAAACGATGAAGTAGAAATCCTTGATACACTTAAAATGTTAGAAACAATTGAGTAGGAGGTAAAAATGAAAATAGTTTATCACAATGACGCTGACGGTAAATGTGCAGGTTTCTGGGTTAAGGAACTTGCTTATGCTGAGGAATATATTGGTTACATAGAAATAGATTACGGCAGAGAGTTTCCGTTTGATAAGATTGAGAAAAATGAAACAGTATATATTGTTGATTACTCAATCGAACCAAACGAAATGGATAGGCTTCTCGAAATCACACCGAATGTTACTTGGATTGACCACCATATTTCAGCAATTAAAAAATATGAAAACTACGATAAAGAAATTCGTGGTATTAGATATGACGGAGTAGCAGGATGTATGCTTACATATTGTTATCTGAAGCATATGACAGATAGAGGCAATGGCGACATTAAACCATTCGAGGAAAGTATGACGGAAGATGCTCCGATGTTTACAAAACTGATAGCTGATTACGATGTGTGGACTTTCAAGTATGGACATTTGACCAAAGAATTTCACGCAGGATTCAAGACACTATCAAACACAGCTCCATTCAGTAATTGTTGGATGAAATTAAATGATCCTGTATATGATTATGGTGCTACAGATACTTTAATCAAGGAAGGTGTTTCAAGAATTAAGTATCGAAAAGAAACAATGGAACACTATTGTAAAACTTTCGGTTTTGAGGTTGTGTTTAACGGTTACAAATGCTTTGCTGTCAATATGGGAATGATGAGTAGTGACGATTTTGTTATTAATAACATTGACGATTATGATATGCTGCTTGGCTTTGTTTTCAATGGTCACGAATGGAGATATTCTCTGCGTTCAACGAAGGTTAATTGTTCAAAGGTTGCTATGTTGTATGGTGGTGGCGGTCATAAAGGTGCTGCTGGGTTTAATACCAAAGAATGTGTTTTAGAAAAGGGTGATTAAATATATGCATCAAGTGTTGGCGGTTTATCCGTTTATGGACAATGAAAGGATGTACTGCGATATTCCGT